ACCCTAATGCTGTTGCTGAATCTTCTGATCTTGGTGTGATAGTAAAGACGCTTGAATCTTGAGACACAGTTGCCATCTTAAAGAAGTCACCACCAGAATCAGCGGACAATGTAAGTGTAGCATCAGCATTGTCAGAATCGGTTGCAGTTAGTGTAACAACTGTTGGCGTACCTTCAGTGGATAATTCTATTGTTCCGCTAGGACTGACTGTTACTGTTGGAGTTGCGTTAATCAGCGCAACATTGTACCACCCAGATCCATTAGAAAGATATAATCTATTGTTTGAAGTAACGTATCCCTGATCACCAGCAGATAAACTGGTTGTTGGCAATGCTCCAATAGAATCATAAACGGTTAATGCGGTAGCGGTAGCGATAGTTGTCACTTGTGATGAATCTAATCCTGTAGAAGAACCAGTATGAAGCAACGCTAAATTAGATGCATTCCCATTTTCGGTTGATCCAAGAAATTTGGATATGTCTCTAGATCTACTCATAATGTTTATGAACTCCCAACAGTAAATGAATTTGATATTGAACCTGTTGTAGAATTAACACCTAACAGTTCAAAATAACTGAATCTAAACGAAGCGGCAAAGGTAATGAAATCTTGTCCTGATGAAGTCGCTTCAAATGATATATCGCCAAGAGAAGTTGGCAAAGCATCAACATACCGAACTTGCTTTGTTTGATTGTTGTGACTTGATAATATGGAAAGAGTGATATCTGAATTGGTATTTAAACCAGCACCACCTTTTAAATTATTATTTCCATCCATATTGGTAACTTGAATTCTACGAATCCAGTTATACATTTCTTCATAACTATCCATATTCTCATCTAATAATACTGTAGCAGATAGTTCGTTAATTGTTAAAGATTCTCCTGGAAAGGGGATAGACTGCATCCGCCTAATTGGCATTTCTACTGCGGGCATCATCAACCCAGGATGTGTGAAGTTTTGTACAAAGAACTCCAAATTAGGATAGTTCTGCCTATCAATGGACAATTTAAAACTTGTCGGTTGTAGGTAATTTATGTTGTTTGTTAAGTTCGCCATACCGTTATTTATATGTTTTATATTTTAAAAAAAAGGGCGATCCGAAGATCGCCCCCATTTTATTGTGGTTTTTATACTTATGAACCGAGGATATCGTCCACACGCATGATGCGATAGTACTGGTTGGTCTTTGCAGTTGCAAGACCGTTTGCTGCTGATGCTCCAACGAATGGGTTTGAGACCATGCCGTAGCGAGTCTTGAAACCGATTTTAGGTTGGAATGTCTGCTCACCTACTGCACGAACCATTGTTAATGGTACGTATGGGCAATAGAAGAGACCTGCGTCATATGGGTTTGTACCCTTATAACCGACGTTGACATAGTCTGTAGTTGCATATGGGTCAATATAGACCTTTGTGCGACCGTTAAGTAGACCAGCAAAAGTGTTGCCTGTGTCATCAACGTTTAGGTTTGTTGACATTGCAGGAGCATAGTCAAGCATACCAGAAGCAGCAAGTGAAGATGCAACATCTGATGAACAGATGACGAAGTTACCTTTACCGCGACGTGTTTCTTTAGCAATTGTGTTTGATTCACGCTCAATTTGCATGATCAGACCCTTGAACTTTTCTACTGACCAGCGACCGTCTGCATCTGTCTGAACATTGAAGATACCGTTGATTGCTGTGTTATCTGTAGCAGCACCGAGTTTCGCTTGTGAGTTAATTGTACGCACAACTTCACGGTTGATTTCTGCCATGATTTCAGTAGACAGAATGTTTGCTAGTTCTGTTTCTGCATCTAGACCATGAATTGCTTTAAGGTCTTGTGCTAGTTCTAGCGTGTATTCTGCTTTCAGCGCACGTGACTTGGCAGTCACAGTTGCTTTTTCGATTGTGAAACCCATTTCTGCGAAAGATTCGCCACCGGAAACTCCGAGTGCTTCTGCTTCTGCAGTTGAGTACAGATCAAGGTTAGCAAGTGGATCACCGAGTGAATCAGCAATTGTTGAATCGCCGTCACCGTCTAGTGCTGAACCCATACCTGATGGATCTGCTTGCATTCCTGCTGTGCCTGAATCGCCTGAGTAGTTAATGTTTGCTTCGTTTACAAGTGCTTCTGCGCCTGCTGAAGTGCCAGATTTTGTAGTCTGGAATGTTGACTTCATTGCGAAGATCAATCCAGTTGGACCTGACATAGGTTGTACACCACAGATGTCGTATGCCATAAGGTTAGGCATTGCACGACGGACAAGAGCGATAAGAACTGGATTCCAGTTACCTGCTACTCCGCCTGTTACTGTGGAAGTATCGTTGTTTTCGTTAAGCATACCTTCTTCACGAAGTGCAATTTCTTGGTTCTCAAGAATTGCTGCTGTTACTGATTTACGATGGGTGTCTTGGATCTTACCTGCTGATTCTTCGTTCAGTACAGGTGCCCACTTTTCCATCAACTGGTCGTATGAGACTGCATTAGTCATTTTATTGGACTCCTAAATTATTTCTTGTTAGTTTTTTGGATTGCTGAGAGATACTGTGCCATTGATCCAGTCGCTTCTGAAATGGTATCACCATCGTCAGACTCTTCTGTGATATCAGCGACATCAGCAGGTTTCTTTGTGAAGTAAGATTCTTTGACAGTTGCTACTTTATTTGAGAAAGTTGCTTCGTCTTCAAAATCTACATCTGCCACGAGATCTTTAAGTTTTTCAACTTGTGTTTCAGCAAGACCAGAAGCATTTTCACGGATGATTGCATCACGCTTATATGTTTCAAGTTCTTCCATCATTGAAAGATTCTTAGCAATTGCTTCGTTAGAGGTTGCTTCTAATTCAGCAACTTCTTCTGCGAGTTGATCGACTAGGTCGACTTTAGACTCAGGAACTTCGATATAAGATTCGGTGAATAGGTCTTTAAGGGAACCCATAAACTTCTCTGCAATTTCCGTACGCAGTCCTTGTTGTACTGCTACCTGATTGTCTTCCATCCACTGTTCGACAACGTAGTTAAGATAATTATCAACCTTTTCAACGAGGTCTGATTTAGTTGATTCAACTTCCTCAGCAAGTTCTTCGTTGTACTTAGTTTCTAACCGATCGATTTCTTCAGACAACTTTGAACGGATAGCAGTTTCAAAAATGATTCCTGCCTTACCTTTAAATTCGTCTGAAAGAGTTGCTTCTGATTCAACTAGAGCATTTAGATCATCTGAAAAATCTGCCTGATACTCAACCAGTTGTGGTTGATCATCTGACTCAATTCCTTCTGCATATGATTCTGGTTTCATCATGACATTGTAACTTGCTTGAAGGGTTTCTTTCTTCATTTCACCCATTCTTTTTACCATTGATGCCATAATTGCTGCCTTAGTCTTTGGCATTGGGTCTTGTGTTTGATTTTCAGATCCGCGACTTGGTGCATCACCAGTTGCATCACCTGCTTTATCTGCTGCGTCAACTGCTTGCGCAGTTGCATTTTTAGGATCGTGACCTGCTGCTTCCATAACTTCGTCTTCTGTTACTTCGTCATGGAGTTCAACGTCCTGATCTTCGATTTTAACATCAGTCATTTTAATGTGACTCCTTTAATTTGATTTAAGCAACGAGAGGAAATTTTTAAATTCACGAACCTGTGTCTCATAAAGATCGGTGCGAGATGCTTTTCTAATTTCAGTCTCAATTTTTTCAATAGTTTGTGCCTCAATAATACCGTTGTTCCATACCCACTCTACACCTTCCATAACCCCATTAACGAATGCTGAGGGTGCAGATGGATCTTGTACGATGTCGATTGCGTTCAGCATGAAATCACCCTGAACCTCCATCACGCCATTATTGTTCTTCAAACTTCCCATACCACGAGTCGAAACGCCTAATCCAACTCCACCATCAAGCAAACCTTTTACGATGTTGCCCATCGGTGTGTCCAATATAGTCGCCTTACCCACAACATCATTTCCCTCGAATACGAGTTTTTCGATCTTGTGAGAAACCTTATCCAAGTTTACTGTAGGACCTTCAGGATGATTTAACTCACCAACTGCTCTTCCTTTTGAAACTTGTTCTGTCGTATATTTACCCAGTGCCTTTTCCATAGTTGCTTTTGGGTAAACACGACCATTTCTATTTTTAACGTTTGCCTGAGCGAACACGCCTTCGATAGCGTATTTCTTTTCGCCTTTTTCATTTGCTTCAGTGACGAATGATAAATCCTGCTCAGTGAATTCTGATATAAGTTTCATT